GCCTACGATACGGCGATGAGCGATGCGGTCACTGGAGGGTTTGGCTACTTTATCATTGATGTGGACTATGCCTTCAATGATACGTTCGAGCAGGATATTCTCATCAAGAGGATTGCCAATCCGTTCACGATACACGGCGACCCTAGAAGCACGGCGATAGATAGCAGCGACTGGAACATAGGGTTCGTCTCGGATGTAATGAGTCACGCTGAGTTCGAGAAGGAATTTCCCGACGCAGATAAGGTGGATTGGGACGCTGACTTTGAATCAGAGAAAGACCTCGACTGGATAACAGAGGACTCGGTTAGGGTTGCAGACTACTGGAAACGAACAGAGGAACCCAGACCTATAGTTCTATTAAGTGACGGGCAAGTAATAGACGAAGAGGTCTATGAAAAGAACAAAGACTACTGGGACGTGTCTCAAGTATTCGTGGAGAACACCCGCACGGTTAAGTCCTGGAAGGTCAAGAGATATACTCTCAGCGGCCAGGAAGTATTAGAAGAAATCGACTGGCCGGGGATGTATATTCCCATTATTCCAGTATACGGCGAGGAGAGTTGGGTCGAGGGAAAGAGACACTTTAAATCTCTGATCAGGGACGCGAAGGACCCGCAGAGAATCTATAACTACTGGAGAACGGCCTCGACGGAATTAGTAGCTCTGGCTCCCAAGGCTCCCTTCATTGGGCCTGTTGGTGCGTTCGATGAGGACGGGGATAAATGGGCGACGGCTAACACCGACAGCCATCCTTATCTACAGTATGACGGACAAGTAGCGCCGCAGAGACAATCATTTGCAGGGCCGCCGGCGGGAGCCTTACAGGAAGCCCTTAACGCCTCGGACGATATGAAGTCCGTGATTGGAATGCACGACGCTTCTTTAGGCGCGAGGTCGAATGAGCAATCAGGCCGTGCGATTCTAGCGAGACAGAGGGAGGGGGATGTTTCAACCTTCCACTTTATCGACAATCTCAATAAGGCCATTCAACATGCCGGGAAGATAATACTTGATTTGATTCCTCATGTTTACAGTGGCGAGAGAGTGGTCAGGGTTCTGGGTGAAGACGACAAGGCCGAGAACGTACAGGTCAATCAGCAGATCCCCATGATGCAGGACGGCCAGCCGGTCATGGATGAAATGGGTCAACAGAAGGCGAGAATATACGATCTAACGAAGGGTAAATATGACCTGGTAGTCAGAAGCGGGCCGAGCTTTACGACAAGACGTGAAGAAGCTGCGACCCAGATGATGGAACTTCTAAGGGTGTATCCAGACGCCGCGCCTATAATCGGGGATATATTCGCCAAGCATCTCGACTGGCCTGGAGCCGACGAGATAGCCAAGCGGCTGGAGAAGCTAACACAAGGTCAGCCTGAAGATCCGGAGAAAGCCGCTTTGGCAGCGCAGTTACAAATGGCGATAGACCACATCAGGAAACTGGAGGGCGACCAACAAGTCGATGCAGCCAAGGTCCAGATCGACAAGGAGAAGCTCAACCTTGATAGACAGAAGGTGGGCATAGATCAGTTCGAGGCTGAAACCGACAGGATGGAAGCCCAGGCGGAAATACAGAAAGATTTAGCACAGGCCCAGAGTTACGGGACTGTCACCAATTACCCCTTCCGGGGGTAAACCGACCAACCCTGCGGGGAGTCGGAACCACAACCCATGAGGTAAACTATGGCTGACGAACAACCCGACGAGGGATTCGTTGACGATTCCGAAGAAGAGGAATCAACCCAAGCCCCTGAAGCGAAAGAAGCGGAAGAGGCTGAACAGGAACCAACAGAAGAGGGTGAGGAGGACTCGGAAGAGCAAACCGAACCGCCCCCTGAAGTGGAGACTGTCGAGTTCGAGGGGCAAGAGTACAATATACCCCCGGAATTAAAAGACGCATTCCTTAAAAATAAGGATTACACGACCAAGACTCAGGAGATGGCGGAACAGCGGAAGGATCTGGAGACCGATAGACAACGGTTCCAGGAAGCCATTCAGTTGCAGACCGCCCATACTGAGGCTTACACCCAACTAGGCATACTGGACCAGCAACTAGCTCAATACAATGATCTGGACTGGAGTACATGGGCTGCCCAAGACCCGAATGCCGCGCAGCAAGCGCAAATACAGATGGGTGCACTACGGGAACAACGAACGCAAGCTCAGGGGAAGCTGCAATCTCTACACGCCGAAACTCAACAACAGATGCACAATCAAACGGCAAAGGAAGTTGAGCAAAATCGCGCAAAGATAGAGAGGTCAGTCCCTAACTGGAGTTCAGATACCGAAAAGGCTGTTTTTGACTTTGGGATACAAAGCGGCCTAACCGAGAGTCAACTGGCCGGGACGAATTACGATCCCATTCTAATAGGGATTTTAAATAAAGCCCGACTGTTTGACGAACTTCAACAGAAGCAGACCGGCTCGAAACCCAAGAAGTCCGAACCTGTCCCGCAAGCCACGAGGGTAAAACCCAAGAGGACTGCCCAGAAGGGCTTGCATGACGGGTTAAGTGTGGACGAATGGAGGAAACGCCGGGAGGCTCAAGTAGCTAAACGAGGTTAAGTATGGCTAATACAACTTTAACTCCGACTGCGGTTACCCGCGAGGCTTTGCGGATACTGCACCAGAAGTTGAACTTTGTAGGCACGATCAATCGTTCCTATGATTCATCTTTTGGTAAGAGCGGTGCAAAGATAGGCGACAGTCTGAAGATCAGGCTTCCCAATCAATACACCGTAAGGTCTGGAGCGGCACTCTCTTCACAAGATGTCGTGGAGTCGAGCGTAACTCTCCAGGTTGCCACCCAGAAGGGTGTCGATACCACATGGACTTCCGATGATCTTTCATTGGATATAGATGACTTCGGTTCAAGAATATTAGAACCGGCAATGTCAGTCCTGGCGGCGAACATCGAGTCCGACGCTATGTCCATGTATAAGGATGTCTATAATAACGTGACGGACGTTGGCGCGACAATTACGTCAAGCGATGTAATGACGGCGTCTAAGGTGCTTACGGATAATCTGGCTCCGTATGACAACCGTTGCTTAAATCTATCGACTCAGGACAACCTTGACTTGGTTGAAGCCTTAAAAGGTCTCTATAACGACCGTACTAATGTAGGCAAAAACTACAAGGAAGGCCGTGTGGCTTCTAACACATTCGGGTTCTCCGAAATTATGGAAAACTCCATGTGGCCGCAGCATACGTCGGGTAAAACTATCCATTAGATTGCCCCTTTGCCGTGCAAGCGGTAAGTGTAAATTCTGTGAATTGCTGGAAAGCTAAGTTAGGAATAATAAGCCAATCAGCAGCCAAGTCTGGCAGTAATGTCAGAAAGGTTCAGAGACTAGGCCAAGGAGTCCTCGCAAGAGGATGGTAAAGGCCCAAGAGCGCAGAACATCCCTTTGGGATGATGATATAGTCCGATACTCCGATGAAAATCGGAGACAGTAATTAAAAAAGCTGTGTAACAATTGACTGACGATGGTACAGGCGACTATCTTGTCAATGATGCTGGCACGATAGCTGAAGGATCGACTTCGATCACCACGGATACCGGCGCTGGGACATTCTTAATAGGCGATATTTTCTACTTCGCTTCAGTGTTCGCGGTTCATCCTGAGACCAAGGCAACACTAACGAAGTTGAAAGAGTTTACCGTTACGGCGAACTCCGGGACTTCTGCCACTACAATCAGTTTCTCCCCTGCGCTTTACAGTTCGGGTGCGAAACAGAATGTAAGTGCTATGCCGGCCAACAATGCCGCTTTGCATAAAAACGAAAGCGACCAGTCTACTGATATAGCTGCAAGCGCCGATTACGGTGTGAGCCTTGCGTATCATAAGGATGCTTTCTGCTTTGCAACGGCTGACTTGATCAGGCCTCAGGGCGTTGATTTCTCAGCACGAGAAGTCATGGACGGAATATCCATGAGAATTGTAAGGGATTACAGCATCAGTGCTGATACGTTCCCGACAAGGATCGACGTTCTCTACGGATACAAAACCATCAGGCCAGAACTAGCCTGTCGTATCCAGATGAACTAACCCCACAGGGAGGGCTTCGGCCCTCCCACTTCTTTAGGAGATAAAGATGCCAAAGTGGATGTATAAAAAAGACAAGGGCGAGATCGTTTCAAAGCTCTTCCAGGATGACGACGTTATCCCGAAAGAGTGGAAAGAAAGCCCTGGCGAAGCTGAAAAGAAGCCAAAGAAGAAGTAAATGGCTTTAACGAATTTCACGACCTTAAAGACCGCGATAGCCTCGGAGTTCTCACGCTCCGACACGGGGTTCACTAATGCTGTCCCTGATTATGTACTTAGGGCGGAAGCGGTTCTTAACAGGCGTTTGAGAACGCACCAGATGCGGGCGACGGCCACGGTTACAATCTCGTCCTCGGCAAGCACCGCCTCTCTGCCTACGGGATTCCTGTCGGATATTGGATTACATTATACGTCTGACTTGAGTCAGTTAACCCCGGCGACAGATGCTGATCTGGTCTATTGGGGCGCAACGGATTCAGGGCAGCCTCGTCTCTACAGAGTAGGGGCGACGGTGTACGAGTTCGAGAGACCGGCGGATCAGTCTTATGCGACTAAAGCAGTCTATTATAAGGCGAACAATCTGACGTCTGATGCTACTAATTGGCTGATGAGCAACTATCCAGATGCTTACCTTTATGCGTCGTGTTTCGAGGCGGCAGCGGCACGACAGGCCAAGGACAGGATGGCAATATATAAACCTCTAAGAGATGAGATTATCGAGGAGATTAATCGTCTAAACTCCAAGACCCAGGGCAGGGTTAGAATGCGGCACGATGCGAGTCTTGCAAGAGGGAACCAGTTTAACATTAACACGGGCGGTTATCTATGATCCCGTTCGGCGAGTTTGCGCCTGATCAACCAGCCCTCGACGCCGGGGGCCAGTTTAGTACGGTTGCGAAGAACGTCATTCCAAGGACGAAGCACTCCTATGCTCCTCTAGGGACGTTGGCGGCATTGACCGGCGCTATAACTAATACCTGTCAGGGCGCGGCTGCGTTCAGGGATTCAGCGGGAAATGTTAATTCATTCGCAGGGGATACAAGCAAGCTCTATAAGCTCTCCAGTACGACCTACAATGACGTGACAGGCTCGACGACGCCCTCAGTCGCTGACGACGACACATGGCAGTTTGCCAAGTTCGGTGAAAGAATTATAGCGGTTAGTGGTCATAATACGAATACCCAGAGCTATGTTATGGACACTTCTACGGTCTTTGCTGATCTTGACTCGGACGCTCCGAGGGCAAGGCACGTCGCCCAGATTAAAGACTTCATCATGCTGGGGAATACCTATACCTCGGCGGATGATTCAGTGGCGAATAGAGTCCATTGGTCAGCGATAAACGATCCTACTGACTGGCCTACCATTGGAAGCGCAGACGCAGCGAGCAAGCAAAGTGACAGACAGGATCTCCCCTCAGGAGGTTGGGTTCAGGCAATTACGGGAGCGGTAGGCGGCACGGACGGAGTTATTTTCATGGATGACGCCGTGTATCGCGTTATTTATTCAGGGCCGCCAACGGTGTTCGAATTCTATGAGGTGGAAAGAGCAAGAGGAACGATAGCTTCAAGAAGTGTGGTCAATATAGGGGATTCGTGTTTTTACCTGGCGAACGATGGATTTTATCAATTTAACGGTCAGGACTCCATCCCGATAGGAGATCAAAAGGTAGACAAGACATTCTTCAGTAGATTCCAGCAGGACTATCCACACTTGGTATGGGGCGCGAGCGATCCAATTAATAAAGTCGTAATGTGGACTTATCCTTCGAGTTCGACTTCCAATGCGACAAAGGCTCTTCTCTATAACTGGAGCCTCAACGAATGGTCTGAGGCGGAATTTAATTCCCAGGTGTTATTCACCGACCTGACCCAGGGATATACTTTAGAAGGTCTGGACGCTGTCGAGAGCCAACTGGACGACCTTCCCTATAGTCTGGATTCGAGGATCTGGACGGGAGGCAAGGACGTGTTAGCCGTGTTTGACACCGATAAAAAAAATGCCACATTCTCAGGGGTTAACCTTGCTGCGACGATTGAATCACAGGAGATAGGCGGGGGTGAGAGGGTTCTGATAGACGGTATCAGACCTTATGTCGATGTCAGTAATACGGCCCATGTGACAGTAGCCCTTAAAACACGCGACGACGTGGGGACTTCTATAACGACGGGTTCGGCTTCGAGTATAGACGCAGACGGTCAGGCGCATTTTACCACGTCATCGAGGTATGCAAGGGCGCAAGTCAATATAGCCGCCAGTTCAACATGGACTCACGCACAGGGAGTAGACGCAGATATAACCGCTGACGGAACGGCGTGATGGCTGACTTTTTCACGACTAGGGCCAAAGTCCCGAATGTACCTGAGGGGCGGTTTTCAACTGTTATGAGGCCGTTCGCTGCGAGCCATACACCTAAAGGGTTATTAGACCGCCAGATAGCATTGGGGATACAGCCCAGTCAAACTGGGTTGATACCTGGAAAATCGCTCTGGTCGGCTGCTTGGGATGCACTGAAACAGGACGCTGGCACCATAGGAAGGGGATTAAAGAAGTTTGAGAAAGACCTAAGGTTTACCCTTAGCCCAGAGTTCTATCCCAGTGTGATGTTGGACCCTAGAAACGCCGACCCCATTACAG